TCTGTATTGTCCCTAACTCCTGAAGTTCCTTGATTCTGCAATGTCGCTCCTGCTATTGTTCTTCTTTCTTTATGTTCGTCTTTGAGATAATAAGTAACTAAATCAAATAATGCTAATTTCAAGTCTGAAGGTGTTGATGCATATCCTGCTTTGTACTCTATTTGCACACTTCCAACACCACTTGCCCAATATATTTCACCACCCGATTTATTTGTTCTAATAATCGAGTCGCTGGCTGTATCTACGTAATATTCATAATCACTTGTAGATAGAGTCTCGTAACTTTGTGAATACTGTGTTCTTTCTTTTACAGATTCTACAGATACGAGTGGGCTCTCACTTGTAATAACAGTTGTTGTATATTTATCCTTGATTGTAAAAGTTTCAGTTTTAGCTGAAGAGAAGTAATCAATAAATGATGTACCGCAATACTTTTTTGCAAGGTCACTAACTTGTGGAACTATAATATCAAGACGCTGGTCTTCTTTCTGACCCGTCATGCCTTCTGCATTTTTATATTCCTGTACTGTTATTAAGTCTGCCATAATTAAAAAGTGGGAATGTTAGGTACATTCCCGAAAACCTTATTGAGCTAATATTAGCTAGCTTTGTACATCCAAGCCCATTTAGAAGTTGCACCATCAATTAAGTCAGTGAATCCTAATCTCTGAGAAGCCACTAAGACTCTTCTTTGATTAATTACTTCATAGTCAGATTCTACTGTTACGCCTCTTAATCTTGGCATTACGTAGTTTCTTGGATTAACAGCAACAGCTGCGAACTTAGATACTGCTGGTGTAGCGAATTCATCACAAAGAAGAACTCTTGAACCGAACACTTGTCCGATTTCACCAGATAACTTAGTTGCCATGTCGCCAACTAGGTTAGCGTCTTGGAACTCTGTATCTTCTAATAGTTCGTAGTATGATCTTTGTGAAACAATATACACTACTTCACTTGGGTTCACACCATATTTACCCATGTTCTTTCTCATTTCAAGTAAGTCAGTTGCTACAATTTTATCAGTTGCAAAAGCAGTTGCTGATTGTGTGTAGTCACTGTCATTTCTTGCTAAGTGTAGTAAACCTTCGAAAGAAGCTCCGCCAGTGCCAAATACACCGTCAGCGTCATCACCAGCTAGGATTGAGTTTTCAATTGCTCTAGCGTGTGATCTTACCATTGATTCTCTAATTAAAGGAAGAATCGGTAAGATTGCATCTTCTTCAGTTTCATTACCTAGGAATGATTGAGAGATAAGTTTTTTAGTTGAAAGAGTTCTTTCAGCCATAGATACCCCAGCATCGTCACCATAAGTAGCAGACCTCATATCTAAGTTGTCGTTTGCTACAGCAGACCCTGAAGTAAATTCAGCGTAACCACTATCTGGTAAGATTGGGATAATCATGTTTGCAGAAGTCATTGGTACTTCTCTAAATAGAGGAGCTAAGACTAATTCATTTTGAATATCTCTTTCAATATTAGTTGAAACGATTTGCTCGAAATCAGCTGATGAAACATTTACACCTGAATGAGTGTTAACTTTTTCCATCACATTTTTAGCAACTTCACTGTCCCATCCTTTACCAGTAGCTAAACCAGCAAATTTTGCGTCAACGATATCTTGCTCAAAAGTTTTCTTCCAATCGCCTTGACCGTTTCTGTCTGAGAAATGTCTTTTTGACTCTCTCATTTTTACGATTTCTTCTGATTTCTCAGCTAGTTGAGATTCGAGTCCTTTAACAACTTGCTCTAAGTTAGAGTAGTCTTCTTTAACTCTAGACTCAACATCATTCATGAGCTTCTCAGCTCCTGTTAGTCCAGCTTCAACTATAGTTTTAGTTTTTTCCTGATCTGCTTCTTCAGCAGCTTTTTGAACTTCCGCTTCGTCAGTTGCTTTTTGAGCAGCTTCTTCTGCAGCCTTCTGTTCAGCAGCTTTTTGTTCAGCTTGTTTCATTGCAATTTCAGCAGCTGTATCAGCAGCTACTTGCTTTGCGAATGCCTCAAGATTGAACTCTGAGTTGCTTTCAGGAGATTTATTTTCTTTTGACATATTTGTCTCCATGTTGTGGGATTCCTCCCTTCCTGGCTGCTCAACATTAACAGCGTCTGCTGATTCTGCTGGGTTAGCCTTATAAAAAGTTTGCTTATACTTGTTGTATTCTTCCATGCTATCAAATGACTTGCTTAAGCCAAAGGTTGCCCCTTGGTTGCAAGGCACTGATACTACGGAAACTTCAAAAAGCTCTGCGTCCTTTATCTTGTATCCATCGGTTTCAGTCATATAATCCGCGTCCTTGACTTTGAAACCGACAGAAAAAGCTCCAAGGACACCGTCTTTAATTAATTGTGTTACATCACCTGCAGCTTTTGATATCTTTGCAGATATCTCTAAACCGTTTTCTGTAACTTGTAAATCTTTTGCACGACCAATAGGTTTGTCGTAGTTGTGATTGAACAAAATAATTGGATTATTTTTGAAATTCTCTAATCCACCTTTTGTCCATGCTCCACTTTCAATAATATCTCCAGCTCTATCAAGTCCGTTTGTACTTGCGGAACCTTTAATATCTATGCCACCATCATCAGTTTCACCTAATGCTTTAAAAGTGCTAGTCCAATGATAAATCTTATTTGACATCTTTCTTCTCCACTTTCTTCTTAGCAGGTGCTTTTTTCTTAACAGGTGCTTCTTTTACTTCTGGTGCAGTTACTTCTACTGGGTATCTTTTTGAGACTACACTAAGTACTCTTCTCCAAGAACCAAATGCTCTTCTTAATAAGTAATCTTTAACAGGAACATCATTCCCTTTTGCTTTATAAGCAGGCAAATCCATAGGACCGCCTTCTGCCTTAAAGTAATCGGAAAGAGCTTTTACCATCATATCTTTTGTCATAATTATTCTTCCTCGCTTGGGGCAGCCTCTGTAGGTCTACCTCCTTGTTCTGGATTAGTAGCAGAGCCTGCTATATTTGCAGGTACTCTTGGCTCATCAAATCCATCCACAGGTTCTTTTCCTAATGCTTCTCTAGCTTCATTAGCACTTAATATGCCTGTATTGACTAAAGTAGCATAGTATGCTGCCTGGTCTCTCAATTCTGGTTGTAAAGCAGGAATCCCTGTTACATCTTCAGACATTGAAAATCCAAAAAATCTTTCTAAAGCACAACTAACTTTTTTAACTATTGGTAGTATAGTTTCTAAGTAGTATAATCTATGGTTAGGTCTTATGTTTGCGTTGTTGCCTCCATCCATTAAAATTGATGGTATTCCCATAGCTTCTAATATAATTCTTTCATTTGACTTGATTCCTTCTTGAAAGTCTAACTCTTTAAAGTTAATTTCTGTCAAGTTTTCTACTTCAAGTCCGCCATCTAAAAATAGAGGTCTTCTACCTCCTGATTTAGGGTTATATCTTGCAACCCAGGCTTGTAACATTCTTTCTTTAATCTTTTCAGAAAGAGTGTTTGGTGACTTTAGTACTAATCCTGGAACTGCTCCATTCTTAAAAAAGTTATCTTGGAAATCTCTCATGCTTCCTAGTAACTGCATAGTTCTGAAAGCTGGTTTTAATCTTGGTGTCCCTCTATATATTGAGTTGAAACTATTTTCTTTTATATGTATAATTTCATCAGGACTGTAATCTATTGAGTTGTCATATGAGTATCTCTCTACGTAGGTTTTATCATCTGTGTAAATTCTTACTTTATCTGCAGGAAGATGATATAAATGTGCTCCATCAAAATAAATAAAGATGTTTCCATCTATAAGTAAATCAATTATAAGATTTCTTTTAAAAGCACTTACATCTTGAAAAGGGTTTGGCTCTTTGTTAATAAGTAAATCTACTTTTGACCTACGAATATTTTTTAAAACATTTGTAGTACCTACTATCTTTTCTCCGATAGCAAAAGGTATTTCTGAAACATCATCAACAATCATATTTACTGCTCTATTAACAATTTCTAGTTGTTCATAAGCATTTCTATAATTGGTTACGACTTCACGAGAATCAATAGTCATACCCTCATTTCGGGATATTACATACTGAGCAGGATTAAGCTTTTCCTCATCTACTATGGGAGCTCTACCTAATAATCTATCATACCATGCCATATTTGTCTCTCTGCTTCTCGACCCATCTTTTTTGTTTCTCTGCGTGTATCAACTTGGGTCGTTTTCCATAAACTGAATGTAACTTCATATGGTGACTATGGCAGAGTGTGACTGTATCCTTGTAAAGTTCTGTATAGTGTTCATCAATAAAGGCTTCTCGAATCTCTAGTATTTCTTGTTCGTTTTTAATAATTAATTTTTTCTTTTTTATCCAAGTTTCTAGTAGTTCTGTAAGCCCGTGATAGTGATGAAAATCTAACTGTTCGGTACTTCCACAGATATAACAATCGCTTGATTTTTTATATTGTGATTTCGCTTTATCTCGTACGTATTTAACTAAATCTCTTTTGAAATTCATATTTCTACTCTTAATTAGAATTATACCAAAAACATACAGCAAATGTCAAGAACTGTTTTTTG